TGCAGGTGGATACTTTTATTTAGACCAAACAGGGAGCAGTAGAACATTTAATGTGCAACAGTTATCAACTCAAGACAACGATTATCTCAAAGTCATTAGTATTGGGTCTAATGGTACTGTGTGTATTATTCAAAACGATCAAGGTACAAGCACAACCTGTTGAGAGCATAGGTGGCGTATCTGAGTTAAATGGGCAAGCACAAGTATTAAGAGATCAACCCTATATGGCAAAAGTAGATTTTGCTATACAGAGTAATGATGAAGCGATAACCACTAATGGACGGATGGCTATTACGTTCTTAGATGACTCTACTGTAAAACTTACCGAACATTCACAACTCCTAATAGATGAGTATATCTATGACCCTGACCCTAGTAAGTCAAAAATGGCACTTACATTTGGTTTAGGAACTGCGCGATTTATTACAGGCAACCTTAATAGAATAAACAAACAAAACATATCTCTTAAAACCCCTACAGCCAATATAGCGATTAGGGGTACAGATTTCACTACCACAGTAGATGAGTTAGGACGTTCACTAATTATATTATTGCCAGACGCGTTTGGTATTTCTAGTGGTGAAATAGAAGTCGTAACGGCTATGGGTAGTGTCATACTCAATAAGCCTTACGAAGCAACAACAGTCAGCGTATTTGAGTCAGCACCCTCTAAACCTATCGTCTTAGATATAACCTTAGACATGATAGATAATATGTTAATTGTCAGTCCACCAGAAGAAAACGAAGAATTTGTGCAAGAGCAGACAACCCAAACTGCAAACATATTAGATTTTAATGACCTTGATATAGACTACCTAGAAGAAGATTTTTTAAAAGATGACTCTTTAGAATTTACAGAATTAGACATTAACTATTTGGACGTAAACTTTTTAGAAGATCTATTAGATGTATTAGATGCTTTAGAAGTAGCAGAAGAAGAAGATGCGTTACGACAGACAGCAGGCACATTAAAAATATCAGGTACTGCGTTTGGTCAGGATACCACCACGCAAATAACCACATTCATAACAGGTCAGATACTAACCCTGCAAAGAAACGTCAGTAGTAATGCCAGAGTAGACATAGACACAGATGCAAGCTATACAGTTATATTTATACAGGATGGAGTAAGTAGAACAGTAACAGTCAATGGCGGAAGCGATAGTGTGATTAAAATAAGGCAGGGAAATTGAGATATAAAAAATACAGATTCCTAGAAGCCTACAAGGGAACAATCATAGATATATACATATAATGAAAAAACTAATATTCATCATACTTATAATACTTGCACTACCATTATTGATGCAATCTATACCTACTGAGGTTTTAAAGTTAAAAACATTTGATGCGTTTATTACTCCACAGCCGTCATCTAACAACTTCACAGTTCTTAACATTACTGAAGAAGATGTAGAAAGAGAAGGTGGTTATCCGTTTCCTAGACAACGATTAGCAGAGATCCATAACCAGATACTATCTAAAGGCGCAATAGGTGTAGGTTGGGTCATATCGTTTCCACAACCAGACAGATTAGGCGGAGATGATGAGTTTGCTGCAGCACTAGGGCAGGGTGGATCTGTTATCGCTATGTTTGAAGATGGCAAGGGGTTATATCCTAAACCTACAGGCATAGTTTTAAAAGGTGATGATATTGGTGGTATAGTATCTACAGGGGTAAAGGAAAACCTTAACACTCTAACAGCTAATGCACTACAAGGAATTGCCGTTGCCCCTACCGAAGTAGACCAACTCGTTAGGCGAATCCCCCTATTACTAAGAACACCTGATGGGTGGGTCGCTTCTTTTGGCACTCAAGTCTTAAAAGCACTTACAGGCACACGCAGCTACATTATCACCACAAATGAGAATGGCATACAAGAAATAGCTGTTCGTGGAATACCGCCTGTTAAGACAGATAGTTTAGGTCGTAAGTGGATCTCATGGATTGTTCCACATGAAACATCTCTGCAGGAGATGGATGTAACAGGTCGCTATGTGTTTGTTGGGGTTACGGCTTCTGGTGTTATGCCACAGATTGCTACGCCTGTTGGCTTGTTAGAACCACATAAGATACAAGCAGCACTAGCTGAGTCTATGTTAGTGCAGAACAGCCCTTATATACCAGATTATGCACTAGCAGCCGAATTAGGCATCTTTACCCTCTCAGTGGCTCTTATATGGCTTCTGCTGCACTTTATGGGTATTACATGGGGCATTGTATTATCTGGTGCTGTAATGGCTTCTACAGGCTATTTAGGCGTTTATTTGATACAGCAGGGTATTCTTATAGATGTTACGTGGACTCTTATCAGTCAGTTTGTTACAGGAGCAATCGCGTTTTACCTCAGATTTAGGCAACAATTTAAACTAAGACTTCAAATTAAGAAACAATTTGAGCATTACCTAGATCCTAGACAGGTCAAACGATTACAAAAAAACCCTGCGTTGCTGAAGCTAGGTGGTGAGAAACGATACGCAACCTTCTTATTTACAGACGTAAGGGGTTTTACAAGTATGTCCGAGTCACTGCCACCTGAGGATGTTACGTACATAATGAACAAGGCTTTAACGGCACAACAGAAAGCAGTCCAAGATAATGGCGGAATGGTAGATAAATACATAGGTGATGCAATGATGGCAATATTCAACGCGCCCCTAGATCAACCCAATCACGAACAAAAAGCAATAGAAGCAGCGTGTGATATACGTCTTAACATGGCGTTACTGAATGATGAGTTAGAATCAAAAGGGTTGCCATCTATTGAAATAGGTATAGGAATCCATACTGGTGAAGCAGTAATCGGTAATATGGGGTCTGAATCTAGGTTTGATTATACGGCTATTGGGGATGCTGTTAATACTGCAGCAAGACTTGAATCAGCTACAAAAGAACATGGTGTAAGTCTGCTAATTGGTATGACAACTGAAAGAATGACTAAATATGAGTTAGAATATGTAGACGAAATAAAAGTTAAAGGAAAAGATCAAGGCATAGAGGTATATACGTATGGGGTTTAAATTATCACTGGTACTAGGACTGTTGCTGATAGGAACAGCGTCAGGGTCTTTTATGTACATCAAATACCTCAACAATCAGATAGCCACACTCAAAGGCAATCAGGTCATCTTAGAAACTAAAATTGCTGAACAGAACGAATCCATAAAAAATTACTTAGCTAAACAAGAAAGCGTTAATGAACAAATAGCAGAACTAGAAGCTGCAAAGAACGATGCTATGCGCGAAGTAAACCAACTAAAGAACACATTTGCAAAACATGACCTTAATAATCTCGCGCTCGTAAAGCCCAAATTAATAGAGACAAGAGTAAATAAGGGAACTAAAAGAGTCATGCAAGGACTTATAGATTTAACTAACCCTAATCAATTTGATGAAAAAGATGAAGAAGCTACTGTTACCAATTAACCTAATCATAATCATAGGTATTATGTCTGGATGCTCATTGATACCAGAGAGAGTTAAGCCTGTTGAAGTAGTTAGTATTCAAGAACGCCCCCCTATGTACCATCCCCCTTTGCCAATAGAGATGCAATTAGTTGATGTAGAGTTTGAAATATTAACGCCTGATCTTATGAAAGAATACTTAAAATTAGTAGAAGAAGGTAAAGCACCTGCTAAACCTTACTACGCTCTAACAACCCAACAATACGAAAATCTTTCAATGAATATGGCAGAAATAAAGCGTTATACAAATAATGTCTTGCAAATCATTAAGTTTTATCGTGACTATGACAAAGAAGAAAACGCGGAAGAATCTGGTCAAAAATAGTTTTTTGGGCTATATTGACAATTTAACAAAGGAGTAAACTATGTTAGGAATGATAGGAGAGTGGTTAGGAATAGTAACAGGAGTCGTTTGCGCTGCAAGCATTATCTGTTCACTAACACCTACACCCAAAGATGATGCCATGATTGCAAAACTATATAAAATTATAGAAATACTTGCAATAAACATTGGCAAAGCTAAACAGTAAACAACACAAGGTGCAGACGCACCTATTTACCAAAGGAGTAAAGGATGTCGGAAGTAACCCCATTTGTTTATAACGCGGAACTAGAGCGCGTAGTAGATGGAGATACTATAGACGTTACTTTAGATCTTGGTTTTGACGTTAAGCTGCACAAACAAAGAATTAGACTTGCAGGTATAGACACCCCAGAAAGCAGAACAAGAAACCTAGAAGAAAAAGCATTAGGTAAAAAAGCATCTGCAAGATTATCAGAACTATGCGTAGGCTCATTTAAAATTAAGTCTTTGGGGAAAGGGAAGTATGGCAGGATACTCGCAATACCTTATACAGAAGATAGCAAAGATATTTGCCAAATGCTCATTACAGAAGGTCATGCGGTGGAATATTGGGGTGGTACAAAAACTGCCAAAGTTAGAGAAGATGGAACTTGGGGAGAATGATATGAATATCTCAGAAGAAGGCTTATCACTATTAAAGAAATTTGAAGGCTGCAGGCTAGAAGCATATTTGTGTAGCGCAAACGTGCCTACGATAGCTTGGGGCAGGACTAAGAACGTATATCTAGGCGATACTTGCACACAAGAACAAGCTAATGAATGGCTTAAAGAAGAAATGCCTGAGTACGAAGGCTACATTAACGATAACGTAGAAGTAGAGTTAAATCAAAATCAATTTGACGCTATGGTATGTTGGGTCTATAACTTAGGCGCAGGCAATTTAAGGAGTTCAACTTTATTAAAAGTATTAAACAACGGAGAATATGACGAAGTACCAAGCCAAATAAAGCGGTGGAATAAAGCAGGTGGACGCGTGCTAGAAGGACTTATACGCAGACGAGATGCAGAAGCAGCTATGTTTAGTGGTGATGAGTGGTCGCATATATAGACTAAATGGCACTAAGTAAAAAACAAAATCAACGATTAGGCGCAATTCTTTCAGTTATGTTTAAAGAAGAAACACCCAGTGCAGCCGTTGGTCAAATTATTACGGAAGGGTTTGCAGAGCATAAAGATGATAGTATCGCCATAACCCCAAAAGGCTTAGATGAAAAAAATAGGCTATGTACGTTGGCAGGTCTTAATATTAAGTATTCTTCTGAACCTAAGAAAAAGCCTTTGAAAGAATCGTAGCAGCGTAAGACTTTAATTCCTCACCACCATATAATCTTTTAAATGTTAATTCAGCTTCTTCTTTAGTAAGCGTTTCTTCATTATACATTCTACGCTCTGAACTGTTCATTAGATACCATCTATGAAAGTTATCATCATAAGTAGATTTTTTATCGTATTCAAA